ATACTGGTGCAGCAGATGAAATGCTTTTAATTGTGCCGACTGCTAATGTACTCATGGTTTTGGATTTGCGTCTTTAACGGCTTTTATGTGGGTTGCCCACGTGCCAGTTGTATCTAGTTTACCTGCAACTATATCCTTATACAACATATCAAGTTGGTCTCCTAAGGATGCGTAAGTTGTAGAACCATCAGTTGTTCTATCTGTTTGATATTTAACAGCAGCAGCTTCAGCATCTAGCGTAACTCTTGCAGCGTCTATATCAGATTGAACCAAAGTTACAGAATTACCGCTTGCGTCAAAAGCACCAGCCGAATCATTAATAGAAACTACCGTTCCAGCGTATGCTTTGTAAATTGCTTCGTGATCTAAGTTCATGCTGACACCTCCATAGCAATTAAATTATGAGGTAATGTTGCATAAGGAGTAGTAGTATCTCCAACGTGGGTTCTACCAACAAAAACAGCATATCCACTATAATCATTTTTAAATTGAACTTTATAAGTAGTTGCTGAAGTTGTTGAGGGCGAATCTATAAAAACTCCATTTAAATCATATTGTCTATAACTACCATTACTTGTTGTACCTACTGCCTGACTTGAAGCTCTAGTATTACTGTTAAAAGTATCACCTATATAAATTGCAGTAGAACCTCTAACTAAACGAAGCGTGCCTGAATAACCGTTAATATCTGTACTCATAGGAACTTTGTACATCAAAAAAATTTTGCTGGAGTTTTGACTTGGAGTTATTGAAAGAGTTAATAAATCACTAAAAGATGTACTAGTTGTACTTTGTACATCTGTTCTTACTGTTTGAACACATTGAATAATTCCTCCACCAGTTGCACCACTTGGCAGCCCACCGACAGGAACGATTGAATTGACTTTAAGTTGGCTCATAAATCTATTATATACACTTTTATACTACAGTCCATGTTTCTCCAGAACCAACTGTAACGGTGACTCCGCTTTGAATTTCTATAGGACCAAAACTTCCTGCGTTTTTACCATTTGTAATTGTGTAATTTTGTGTAACAGTTTGGTCATTCTCCCAAAAAATATTATCAGTACCACCACCTTGAGCACCTGCTCCAGCTACATCCCAACGTAAATTACCATTGGTGTCGGATACAAGAGCATAGCCATCAACAGTGGCATCAGCATTAGGCAATTTCCAAACAACGTTTGCAGTAATAGTATCAGGTGCTTTAAATCCAACGTATTGTACATTGCCATTTGTTGAACTATTTATTGGTTCTAAAAACCTTAACTCCTTTTGATTACTAGCATTTGAACTTATTGTTAAACTACTTGCATCTATAAATACTTGTTCTTCACCATTAGCAGAAAAACCTAAGACGTTAGTTGCTTTTGCAAATAAACCTAAAGCAGTATTTCCAGCAAAAGTCAAGGCAGGAGCTGCTGGACTTGTAGCGTCATCTATTTGCAAAACTCCTGTCATAGTCCCACCTTCTTTAGATAGTAAGCCTAAATTAGGTGAGTCAATACTTCCTATGTCAGTAAAACCATCATTATTACTATTTCTTATCTTAAAAACATTTGTAGTGGTATTTAGGAAAGTCATTCCTTTTACACACTTAGTACTAGACATAAGACCGTCATTTGACTCGGCACTTTGTCCTTGTAAAGCTAAAAGACAATCTTCTATATCTTCTCTTACAGTCTGACCAGAAGCATTTTGAATAATAAAATTTGAAACTGAAAGACTCATAACAAATTACTTTTTGGCTCCATTCTACCCTCCTTTGCCGAAACCAACAGCACTGTAGGTAAACTTTCTAATTATACTAGCACCACTTGAGTTTTTAAAATGAATTATAAATTGAGTTCCAGTAATATTATTATCATCTAGCTCATAAAAATCTCCTGTTGCCATGTTCTGAGGGGAAATGTTAACAGAAGGTTTTGGAATACCTGTGATACTAGACGTACCAACAAAGAAAGGTGCTGCAAACGTAACTGTTTTTGCTCCAGCACTTCCAGTTCCATCTCCTGCTGAATCAGAAAAAATTACAGCCGATTGTTCAGTTCTTAATGGCATCGTTGCTGTATAACCTAATTGTTGTAACAACATATTTTGTGCAGGGTCGCTAGTTTCTAATCTTACTTGAAACTGAAAACCTCTTCCTTTAAATGTTCCATTTGTAAAAACATTAAAATCTGTATAAGAACTCATATCCGTAGAAGTTCGCACTGACAAACTAGCATTTGTACTTTCAGCAGCATCTCCATCCCAATCAGGCCAATCATTTACTAAACCTGTTCTATTATCAAACAAATTTGAAGGATAATAACCAGCACCTTGAAAATGTCTTTTAAAATTAATAGAAAATACACCTCCCAAATCTAAAGTAGTTGCAAAATCATAAGTACCTCTAAAACCTTTTTTTACGGATAAATTACCAGAGTTTGTATCACGTTCAGTGGCTAGAACTGTAAATACATCAGTATTAGTTATCCCTAAGACAGTAAATTCACCATCTGATAATTTACTCTCAAAGCTAAGACCAGGTTGACTGCCAGCATCGGTGTTATGAGTAGTGAAAGTGAATTGTATTTTTTCTCCTACAGAAAAACCATGAGAGTTAATTGTACAAATTATTGTTCTGCTGTCTGTTTGACTATATGTACCTGTCGCTACCGCTGATGGATTTGCAAGTATTAAACCACCCTTAGTTGCATCATATTGAGTGTTATTAAATAAACTACTTGTTCCATTATTAAACGGAGGGGTATCGTTATCTTCTCTATCTGTTTTTACAACAATAGATTCAAGTATATCAACAAGAGAAAGTTCTACAGTAGTTGGATCAGCACTAAATCTATTTCCATCATCTTGAAATTTAAGTAAGTAAGTACCAGGTAAAGCAGGGACAATTGCTTCAGTAGCATTACCAGCTACTGCTTCTATAACATCTTGAGCAGCTTGAAATTTTGCAGATGAACCTGTTTGGTTTGTATGCCTTATATAAACTCGACCACCATGCAATACATCTAAAGCCCTTGCTTGATTAAATTTCAGTCTTACAAGATTCTCATTTATACTTTCAATAGATAATCCAGAAATGTTTTCTGGAAGTTCTGCTTTTCCTTTGGCAGTAAATGTTGTAGTTGTTGGAATAGTAGATAATCTTAAACCAGCATTATATGAAAATACTTGAATTTCATAAGTACCTTTCTTTGTATCTAATAGTTCAAAATCAGTGCTGAATACAACCTGCGATACAAAGTTGCCATTTTCTAATTTATAATTTACTTGATACTGAGAGACACCTGCTACTGCTCGCCAACTGACAATAATTTTACTTCTAGCAATGCTATTAATAACAACAATCTGCTCTGAAACTGTTAAATTACTTGGAGAAGATACAGGTGCATTTAAAAGAGATATTTTTCTCTCAGGTAAAGCAGTACCATTTTCAATAAAATTATATTTATCTTCTACATAAGATAAAGCTGTAACTACATAATTAATATCATCTTGTTCTTCTACTTGAATAACTCTAAATAATTGAGTTTTTAGTGTCGTACTTGATATTAGATAAGGAGCATTTGCAGGAGGTGCTAAAGAAAAAGCAGGACTTACTGTTAAGACTGCTCCTGTCATGTCAGATATAGTTCTTGATTCAACCGATCCATCAGACAGGACAACACTAACTGTTGGTGCATCATTTAATGCAGGTAAAGTTGTCTGTGCTTCAGCGTCAATAGTAATAGTAGTGGTTGTTGCAGCTACCACACGACCACCTCTTCTAGCACCTGCTCTCACTGGATCATTTATTGCAATAACAGAGCCAGGTCTGACTACAATTCCTGAGTCTATAGATGTCGAAAAAGTAACAGTCTCACTTTCATTTTGTTCAGCAAAAAGTATTGCACGCCCTAATCTTGCAGCTTGATTACGGGAGGTACAAGCAAATGCTTTTACCTGTTTTACTATCGTTCCAAGTTTTGATATTGCCGTTGCGTCTTCCACTGCTTCAAAATCAACTTCTTTTGAATCCATATTGAAGTAACTGACAGAAACAACACTATGTCTAGTTTTTAAACTGCTCCCCGAATATGCAAATCCACTTTCGCCTACGTTGGCTAAATTAAATAAATAACTTGCTGTTGTAGGTTTGTCTTGAGATATAGTTATAGAACCAGCAGACCATATTGGCATGCATCTCATAACACCAGATAACTCATTTATTGCTGCAAATGCTTCTTTAGGACTTTGAATATTTACATTACAACTAAATCTAGCTTCTTTTGTTCCTGATACATCACCAGCATCAACTTCTTCATTTGCATATTTACTAGCAGCTACAAAACTAAATAAATCTAAATTACTATCAGTAACATGATCTCCTAATCCATATCTAGTGTTAGTTAAAAGATCAAGTAAACACATTGCAGGGCAATTTGTATAAACCGCAGCACCCATAACACCATTAAAAATATAACCACTTGGGTAACGTATTCTTCCTGTAGCTAAATCAACATTTGGAGTCGCAGCAAAAGTACAATTAGATGTTGTAACGGTTTGAGAAGCGGTAGAAGTTAAAGTAAATGAATTTGCGTCAGGAACAGTTTGAACTACAAAAGTACCATTTACTCCAGCACCAGAAGTCGCAGTAAACACTACTGATTCACCAACAAGTAAACCATGATTATTATTATTAACGGTGACAACAGTAGTTGATTGTGTATAAGTAGCAGATACCACAGAGGCAGATGCTCCTGGTATTCTTACCTTTACCCCTCTGATTCGATACTTTCTAGTTGGAATACGATTAAACTGCTTACTGTCTAGACGAAGAGCAACATAAGCACTATTTGGATAAGTTGAATTGTTATCAATAACTTCTTGAAAACTTATAAAATCAAAAGAATTTTGTCTTTGTCCATCTGTACTATCTGGAGTGATACGCACAACTCTTATATCTACGGTGGTAAATCCGCTTGTTAAATCTATTCTGTGATCTCTAGCATAAGCATCAGCAGTTCTACCACTGACACTTGCTCTAACTTTAGTAACGTATCCTCCCGAATCATGCTGAATCTGAATTGCGTACTGAACGGTATCTCCTCTAATATCTCCATCATCTTCTAAAAGCTGAATTTGAGGCCAGTTTAAAGTCACAATAACAGCGTCTACATCTGTATTTGTAATTTGCCTAGTTACGACACCACTCAAACCAGTAGTTTGAGCAGTCCATGTAACTGCATTGTCAGTTATTGTCTGTCCAACAGTTGCCGTTGCAAAAGCAGCAGGTTCAGTAGTTCCAGCTTGTCCTGCAACTGTACACTTAAACGAAATTTCGGGTGTTGTATCTGCATTAAGACTGCTGGTTACTATTTGATTAACTGTATAGCTTTTCCCAGTTACAGTTGTTGTTGTCGAACCATCTGAGTTTTCAGTTGTTGTGCTAACAGTTGTCCAAGCAGTAGCTAAATCATCATTTTCAACTTCCGTACCAACAGCAGTGGGAGATCTGCTTTCAGCAGGAATACCACTCATTGCAGTTTGGTTTGACGTTCCAAATTCAGACTTAAAGGTTACATCTTGAAAATTAAAATCAGCCTGATTAGGAGTACTACTTGTAGCAGTTGACTGAAGTATCGGAGTATCGTCAAGAAATACATCTTTTAAACTTGCATTTTCATATGCTGTTGTTCCCTTTGTAAGCCCTTCTTTTGATGCACTTGCAAAACCTTCTATTTCTCCTTCAGATATTAGATCTTGGATAGTAACAAATTGCCTACTATGTAAAGTATCAGGAGCACGATAAGGAGGTGGGGGTGGGACAGGTGGACCTCCTGCTCCTCTAATAATCTTAGTTTCGTCAGTCATGCTTCCACCTGATTAGTGTCAATCGCTGCACTTATTACAACACTTCCTGTAAATATCTCACCATAAACTATTGG